CCCCCGGATGCAAGGCCAAAATAGGCGTTCTCAAAAGAGAACGACCCGGGGGAGAACCAAATCGGTTCTTTGAGGAAGTGCTAAACTTTACTAAGGTTTAGCGTCGTGACGGCCTTCCAGTCGTCACGATACTGGTAACTTTCGTCACCAGCGAGAGGAATCCAGTCCCAACGCGAACTGAAAAACTCTCTTATTTTGGCACGTCGGCGAGAAGTTCTTAAGCCGACAGAACCAGACCTAATGCTACCTGCCAAGAACGCCATAAGCAGCCCGTCTGGGTTTTCAAACCAGCCGAGAGACTTAGCGCGTTTCCCTTTCATTGGAAGACTAACTCGCTCAGGCAAGAGGCAGCTCGCCCGGTATTTAACACCACCGGTAAAGCTGTTCTTTACTGTTTGAGTTAACATTGCACGGGGAACCTTTATCCCTCTGTCGTCTTGCTCCTCGTACGGGATAGGTAAAAACCTAGCCTTTCCGACGAGAAAGCCGATCAGTTTCGGGAGGAAGACCCAGTGCTTTGCCGACCAACGATTGAGACGATTGATGGCAGAATAGCAGTCGTTTGCATCGAAGAGCCTACGAATGTAGACCCCGCGAACGCTGTGGCCAGAATAAAAATCTGAACCACACGACTCACGGAATAGTCCCTCATTGAAGGACTTGTCTATGTTAACGCGAAATCCGGTTAGATTCAATAATTGGCAAACGGTTGAATAGCAATCCCGTTCAACAATAATGTCATCGCCGAAAACGGCAAACGAATCGCCGTGCGAACGCCCTCGAGAGTGCGAGAATTTTACTCCTCTAGCTCTGTAGGCGCCGTAGACTAAAGCCGTAAAGAATAAAGTCTGGAGGGGAAAAGTAAAAGCATTCCCCATAGACGATATCATATGCAACTCTATTTTGCGCCCATCTGGAAGGATGGTGCTTCGTGTAGAAGCCAACTCCAAGAGTGCAACAACTCTCCTGGGGAAGAACTCCCGCACTAGCGAAATAGACATAGAATCACTTGCACTGGATAAGTCGATAGTTCCAAACTTACCAGAAAGTGAGCCTATGCGAGCAAGCTCAGCATTGATACCGGGCTGCGTACTTAAGTTTATTCCAACAGACTCAAGTAAACGCCTCTCGATAGCCTTGCCGATCCCCTTTTGG